CCGCAGGCGATATTGGCGAATGTCCAGTAGAGCGTGGAATTATTGCTGTAGGTCCAGGTACAGGTGACTGTGCGGACTCAGCATACGTAGAGCGTGTTTACAGCGCATACCGTGCACTCTCAATTGAGAATGTAACAGTATCTGCAAAGCGTGATGAGGCTTCAATGTTTGAAGTATCATTCCGTCTCCTACCAGAGGATACATCTGGTTCATATGGTAAGATCGTAGATCGTACCTGGACACCAGCAACATAATCTAGTTTTAGATTAATAACAGGCCCATCCCTTCGGGGGTGGGCTTTGTTTTTTCTATGATAGAATAGATAAAATGGCTACAGAAGTATATAGTAAAGGTAATATTTATTTAATTGATGGAACAGAATTAGAAATTATCCCATTAAAGATTAAATATTTAAGAGAGTTTATGGTAGAGTTTGAAGGCATCAAGGATGCCTCAGACGATGATGAGGCTATTGAAGTTTTGTCAAAATGTGTCGGTATTTGTATGAAACAATACTATCCAGAAATAGCAAATACAGTAGAAGATAACCTTGACCTACCTACAATATATAAAGTTATAGATATTGCTGCTGGTATTAAGATAAATAAAAAATCAGAGGAACCAGTAAAAGAACAAGCAAAGACTAGCGGTTCTACCTGGGATGATCTTGATTTAGCAAAACTAGAGGCAGAAGTATTTATATTAGGAATTTGGAAAGACTATAAAGAACTAGAAGAGTCTTTATCTATGCCAGAATTAATGGTTACTCTTTCTAGTAAAAGAGAATTAGATTATGAAGAAAAAAAGTTTTTGGCAGCAATTCAGGGGGTAGATCTAGATGGTGCTACTAATTCTGATAAAGGTCAAAAAGAATGGGAAGACATGAAGGCTAGGGTATTTAGTGGCGGAGCCACTTCTGACAGCAATGATGTTCTAGCCCTTCAAGGACAAAATGCTATAAAGGCTGGATTTGGTATTGGAATGGGGCTTGATTATGAAGATGCAAGAGATCCATCCCTTATGAAAAATTAGCCTATTCATGCTATAATTAAGGTTAACCTAAAATAGGAGGCAAAATGGCAACAACAAAGTATGAGGCTCAAAAACTCACACTTATGGACGGTACAGAAATTTCTGTTCGTCCTTTAAAAATCTCTCTACTTCGTCCATTCATGGCAAAGTTTGAGGGCGTTGCGGCGGTGGCGGATAATAATGAGAAGTCAATGACACTTCTTGTTGAATGTGTTCAGATTGCTATGAAGCAGTATAAGCCAGAACTAGCCGACGACATTGATAAACTAGAAGAACTTCTAGATTTACCAACTGTCTACAAGATCGTAGAAGCAGCATCAGGTACAACACTTGCTGCAGACTCTAACGATTAATAACAAAAACTAAAAAGCGAGGTGTAACTAGATGGCTGATGTTAATGCTAATATTGGCGTTAATATTGATACGTCTGCAGCGTTAGCCCAACTAAAGGCTTTACAACGTCAGATATCTCAGTTTCATACATCTATCGCTAAAAGCAGTGAAACTGCTGCATTGGCGCAGAGGGATCTGCAGAAAAACTTTCTTAATAGCGTAAATGCTATTGGAGCGTTCTCTGCAGAACTCCGCACCGTAAAAACAACTGCTGAGTCTTTTACTGATTCACTTCAAAAAAACAAGTTCTCAATGCGAGAATATTTCCGCTTTGCAGGCGGTGCAACAAAAACATTTGGAAAATTATTTAAATCTGAGTTTGACACAATAGGCAAGGTAGCAGATGATCGTGTCAAGAGACTTCAGACTCAGTACATAAAATTAGGTCGTGATACAAGCGGTGTAATGAAGGCAATTGCCATTATGCCTAATCAACTTGATATGAGTAATTTTTCTACTCAATCACAAATTGCAGCACAGAAACAAGCAATATTTAATCAGTTAGTTAAACAAGGATCTACAAATCTTTTAAACTTTGGTAAGAATACCCAGTGGGCTGGCCGCCAGTTAATGGTTGGCTTTACGCTACCACTAGCCACTTTGGGAACGGTAGCAACACGTACTTTCATGGAGATGGAAGCACAAACAATTAAATTTAGAAAAGTCTATGGTGATTTATTTACACCAACAGAAGAAACAAACCAAGCACTTGATAATATTACAGCACTTGGCCAGATGTTTACAAAATATGGTGTGGCTGTTTCTCAAACAGTGGGTCTTGCAGCAGAAGCCGCAGCAGCAGGTTTTTCTGGAGTCGACCTACAGCGTCAAACAACAGAAGCAACGAGACTTTCTGTTCTTGGACAAATTGATTCCAATAAGGCACTTGAAACAACAATTTCATTGCAAAATGCATTTAAGATGTCTTCTGAAAACCTTGCATCATCTATCGATTTCTTAAACGCAGTAGAAAACCAAACAGTAGTATCTCTTGATGATATTACAACTGCAATTCCAAAGGTTGCTCCAGTTATCCAGCAACTAGGTGGAGATGTAAAAGACTTAGCATTCTTTATGGCTGCAATGAAAGAAGGTGGAATTAATGCATCAGAAGGTGCTAATGCACTTAAGTCTGGTCTTGCAGCATTAATTAATCCAACCACAAAAGCATCTGCAATGCTTGCAGGTTATGGAATAAATATAGACAAAATTATTGAAGGAAATCAGGGAGATCTAAAAACAACTGTTGTTGAGTTTGCTCAAGCACTTGATACACTTGATCCACTAACTCGTGCAAGAGCAATTGAACAACTATTTGGTAAGTTCCAGTTTGCTCGTCTTTCAACTTTGTTTGATAACGTAACAAATCAAAGCGGTCAGGCAGCCCGTGTACTTGAACTAGCGGGAACATCTATTGAAGACCTTTCAGCCTTGTCTGAAAAAGAATTGGGCATGACTGCAGATTCTGCAATGAATAAGTTTAGAAAGTCTGTTGAAGATTTAAAACTTTCACTTGTTCCAGTAGGACAAACATTTTTACAAGCAGTAACACCAATTGTTGAATTTATTGGCGGAATACTTGAAAGATTTAATAATTTATCTGATGGCGTAAAGAAAGCCTTAGTAGTACTAACTGTAGCAATTGGAGCAATTGGACCTATTGCACTTATGACATTTGGTTTGCTTGCAAATGGTCTTGCAAATATTGTCAAGGGCGCACTTGTATTACGTAATGGATATTTAAGATTAACTGGACAAACTCAAATACTTGGTGAACAAACAGAGTATTTAACAATGGAGCAGATTGATGCAGCAGCAGCATCTCACTCATTAGATCAATCACACGCAAGACTAACTCAAACATTCACTGCTGAGTCAAGTGCGGTTACTCAACTTATTGCCGCATATCAACAGGCTACAGTTGCAGCAGCAAAGTTTGCAGCAATCAATCCTGGATTGATGAGAGCGCCAGGAGGCGCACCTACTAAGAGAGCAAAGGGAAAGCCAGTAGTTGTCGGCGGCACTGGAAATAAAGACACAGAGTTAGCATTACTCACACCTGGAGAAACAGTAATTCCAGCAGAGATGTCAAAGAGATATGGTGCTTTAATCAATGGAATGATTGCTGGCAATATTCCTGGATATAGAAGAGGGCTTGGTTCTGGAGACGCAGAATTTGCACAATCTATTGCTGGTGTTGCTCCACAAAGAAGCCAAGCAGGAGTTCAGGCTTTCTTAGAAAGAGAACTTAAGGCTGTTCCAGAACAACTTGTTCAAGACTTTAAAGACTTAGTTACAACAATTTCTCAAGAAGTAAAACTTTCAGAAACAGCACTAAAAGAAAGACTAAAAGCATTTAGAGCACAATACAATGCAAATATTGGGCAACAAGAAGAATTACAGTTTGCACATCTAGATACTGGCAGAAGAGTAAAGGCTGGAGAACTACAGTCAAGTGGAGCAGTAGTTGACCCAAGAACTCAGGCAAGACTAAGAGAATTTGTAGATGCAGCAGGTGCAGACGCTCTAGTTGATCTTAAAACTGGATTTGGTGTAGAGTTAACTGGATTCTTGAACAATGCAATGCAGGGTGCTGGTGCAAGCCTAGAAGATGCCATCAATGACTTTAAGATTGGTGGTGTTGATAAGTTCCGCAAATCAGTTGAAATTGGCGGCGGCAACATGGAAGATTTAGGTCCAGAGTTAGCAGCCTTTGACGCAAGGTTCCAACAAAATTTAGAAGAAGCATATAGCCAAGGCGCAAGAATAATTGTAGATAGCCAAGCACAAATTGAGCAAATGAGACAAGAGGCTCTTGTTAAGGGTGAAACATTTGATGACACAATTTATGTTGCAATGGATACTGTTGCAGAACAAACAAGACAAAATGTTCTTGAATTAGGATCAGGTCTTGAGGCTGTATTCCAAGAAGCAATGAATACAATTACAGAAATAAGATTTCAAGGATTAACTCCAGAACAACAGGCAGGATTGCCAGCAGGATATGGTAGAGGTTCAAAGGGCGGAAGAGTAACTCCTGGTGGAACTGGAACATTTAGAAAACGTGGTGGAGTAGGATCGTTTGCAAATGCTCCTCTTGCACAAGAGAGTGCAGCAAATGTTAATGCAGCAATTGCAGCAACTGCACAAGCAGCAGGCACACAGTCTCCATCAAAAAAGACAATTCCAATTGGCGAAGATATTGCAAGAGGTCTTGAAGTTGGAATGGATAACAGAAAAGACGATGTTGCAATGGCTGGTCAGGAACTTGCTACTGCAGCAGTTGCTGGAACACAAAGCCGTAGAAGAGCAGCATTTAGAGCGCAAGGACCAGCAGGAGCAGATCAAGCAACACAAAGTGGTGGACCAAGAGTTAGAAGAAGAGCGGATAGACCACAGGCACCTGCTGACCTTACTTTAGAGCAAGCACGTCAATCAGCGATATCTCCAGCAATGAAAGATGCAATAGATCAAGAAGTAACAGCAAGAAAAACTTCTGCACAAAGAATTGACTCTATGAATAAAGGTCTTATGGCTGGAACATTTGCACTAACATCACTTGCTGGTGCTGGGTCAATGGCAAGCGGACCTATTGGAAATCTTTCTCAACAGGTAATGAAATACTCAGGACTACTATTTGCATTAATGTCTGTAACACAATTATTAACACAAGCAAAGTTTGCAGAATTAGTAGCAACTAGAGCAAAAACAGTTGCAGATGTAATGGGATCAAAAACAGTTGGCGGATTGTTCTCAAGAGGCGGAGGCCTTGCTGGATTTGGTAAAAACATACTCACTGCTGGAAAATTCTTACTACGTTTTGCTGGGCCAATTGGACTAGCAACAACAGCAATGATAGGCACAATATCTGTTATTAAAATGGTAAATGCAGCACGAGAGCGTGAGCGAGTTGCAATCGAAGGTCTTGCAGATGCAATGACAACAACCACAACACAAGTAAAAACACTTGGTGATTTCTTTAATGTACTTCCTACAAAATTACCGTTTGAGTTAGGACAAAGAGAGTTTGTTGCTAAAGAAACTAGAACACAGAGAGAGTCTTTAAAAGCAGATCCTGGATTCCAAAAAGAATTTAAGAGCACAATTGAGTCATTAAGAAAAGCAACAAACGACGAAGCAAAGGTTGTATTTTCTTCTCTTGCATTAAATTTAAGAGCACAAGGTTTTGCAGCAGATCAAGTGCAAGTAATTATTGATGCTTTGCGTGAAGAATCATCACAAACAGATGTGGTACTAGATGTAAAAAGTTTAAACCTTTCACAAGAGTCTTTAGATCAATTAAAGAAAGATGTTGCTCCACTACTAGTTAATTTAAATAAAGCGCTAGACACTGGTATAACTAAAAAACTTGTTGGCGGCGGTGGTGGAAAAGGTTTTTCAGCACCTCTTCAAGAAATTGTAATATTCAGCAAAGAAGCACAAAAACAACTTGAAACTACATCAGAGTTTATATCTGAAACAGCAAAATCTGCATCAGGAATGTTTGAACTTGGCCTAATTGATGGTGCAACCTATGAAGCAACATTAAATACCATTCTTGAAACAACAAGAGGGTTAGATGAAGCCCAGCGTAAAATATTGCTGCAAAAAGTATTTCAAAAACTTGGTGCCGATGCATCTGCTCTAAACGGCATTTTAGGAAGAACAGTAACTGAGATGCGTTTACTTGCTTTAATGTCTTCTGGAATTTTTCAAAAGGGTAGTCCAGTATTAGAAGGTCTTAAGGCACCAAAAAATTCAAAAGAATATAGAAACGCTTTAATACAGATTAATAGACAATATGACAAAATGTTTGGAAGTCTTGAAAAAATTGGAAAAGAAGAAAAAAAGGTGGGCACTATTGGAGGAGATAGTTCTGGCACAGAAAAGTCTCCATTCCAGTTAGCAATTGAACAACTTGAAAACCAAAGAAAAGAATTAGTAAATACAAAAAATGCATATGAGTTGTTAACAAAGGAAGGGTATGACTCTGCCACAGCAACTAAGTATGCTGGTGATTCTGTTATTGCACTTGGTCTTGCAACTGGTAATATTGATGTAAGCAGACTTGACGAGTTTGTAAAAAAGATGAACGACCTAGAAAAACTTTCAGGTTCAGAATCAATAAGAAACTTTCTAAAAAACATAAGTGAAGAAAATACGCTAAAACAAAGTTTTGCTGGAATTCTTCCAACCTTTCAAAAAATAGGTGCAACAACAAAAGATATTGAAAATGTATTAAATAATCCAACACTAATGGAATCATTTGTTGACGGATTTGCCACTGCAGAACAAAAAGCAGAAAGAATGAAAAAATATCTTGATGCTGTAAGATCAGGCGAAGCAATTGACATTAAGTTTGATCTTATTATAAATCCAGATAAGGCAAAAGAAGAATTAAAAAAGAAAGCAAGCGAGTTGTTCTCATTCCTTGAAAGAGCAGCACAACGTGAGTATAAGCCATTAATTATTGATGCAGAAAAAGAAGTTAAAAATGCTCAAGATGCAGTAGATAAAATTCAGAAAAGTATTGATTCTATTCAAGATAAAATTGATCTAGAACAACGTAATCTTGAAACCAACATTACTAGAAAAATTGAACAATACCAAGAGCAAATAAGCGATCTTCAAAGAATAATTGAAATGCAATTTGACAGACCAGTTGAGGCAATTCAAAATGAAGTAAGTGCACTTGAGCGTGGTATAGAGTTAGACTTTGAAAGACCTTTAGCGGCATTACAAGAAACATCTTCTGACCTATCTAATGACTTAACACTAATGGATAGAGCCGCTGAGTCTATTAATGAAAAATATGATGCACAGGCAACTGCTCTTCAAAATGTAGCAAACATTAACCAACAAATACTTGGTCAGCAAAAACAACAGATTAGTATTGCAGATGCACTGACACAGGGAGATATATCTGCAGCAGCGCAATTAGCACAAGAAGCACGTTCTACAGCAGCAGAAACATCAGCAACAAATGCAGACAACACATTGCAGGCTGCTAGACAACTAGAATTAGAAAGATTAACTAATGCTGCTGGACTTACAAGAAAACAGATAGAAGAAGCACAGTTTAGAATTGGTCAGCAAACCTTTGCACTTGAAGAGCAGCGTGAAGCGGTACAAGCAAGAATACAAATTAAACAAGATCAAATATTTGCAATAGAGCAGGCAAGACAAATAACACTTACACAAATAAAGGGTATTGAAGATTCAATTTATATTCTTGAAGAACAACGTGAAGCAACAATGCTTATTATTCGTGGGTATGAAGATGATATATATAATATAAAAGTTAAAGAACTTGAGCCAGCAGCAAAGGCTTTAGAAGATGCACAAAAAGAACTACAGTTAGTAAGAGATCAATTACAAGCAAGACTTGATAATATTGACTTACAAAGAGATGCTTTTGAAGCAGCAGAAGATGCAGCAATCGCTGCAAAAATTGCTCAAGGAGAATATAATGATGTTATTGCAGAAACAGTAAGACTTCTTGGACAAATGGCTACTATGCTAGCCGATATTTCAGCAGCATCCGCAGCAACAAATTTAAAAACATTGGTTGCTACGGGTGGAAAAGAAGACTTAACCAAGTATGTTTCTCCAGTATCTACTGCAGAGGACGAAGCAGCCTATGAAGAATTTATAACAATAGTTGAATCACTTGATGCAACAATAGAAGCAGTTGATGCAGCAACTGCAGCACTAGATGCAGCAGTTGAAAGCGGAAACATGTATGCAGTCAGAAATGCTGGAGTAGCCCTTGCTGCAGCCCAAGCCGCCGAAGCCGCAGCCCAAGCAGCATACGATGCAACCTTGCCAACAGTTGATCCAAATATGTCTAGCAATGGACGTGGTGGTGGCGGATCGACAGACATGATGGCTTTATCTTCTGGTGGAATGGTTAAGCCTAAATACTTTTCTATTGGAGGTGCAGCAAGAGGTACAGATATAGTACCAGCAATGCTAACTCCTGGAGAATTTGTAATGAGTAAGTACGCTGTTAACTCATATGGTGTTGATAAAATGAAGGCAATGAATTCTGGTTCTTATGAAGGCGAGAAGGTGTATAATTATAATCTAAGTGTTAATGTTAAATCTGATGCAGATCCTGACGATATTGCACGGGTAGTTATGACACAAATTAGACAAATTGACTCACAAAGAATTAGGACACAAAGGGCATAATGGCAACTGCAGCGTATATAACAGGTAGAAAGCGCTACCAAAGACCACAGGCAGTATTATGGTCAAACAACCCTGGAACCCTCTCAGGAGGCCTGTACGTGCCCAATGGCTTTGAAGTAGGAGCAAGTGTACCTGCAGAGACAGACCCAGATCTAATTGATCAATTTTTAATTTTATCAGACCATAATCGTGGAGAAATCACTATTAATTCTGAAAGACTTGAACAACGCCAAAGAACAATTAATGGCCGTATGCGCTCTTATCACATTGCAGATAAATTAAAGTTTGAGTGGTCTTGGTCTATGTTGCCATCTCGTGCATTTTATCAAAATGCTGCATTTAATACAACAACTGGCAAATCTCCATATCAAAATATTACACAAGAATTTACATCAGATGGTGGAGCGGGCGGAGTAGAGATTTTGGACTGGTATCAAAACCATAAAGGACCATTCTGGATGTATCTAGCATATGATAAGTATTCTAATTTTGGTGATGATAATGCAGCCTTTGGACACCTTGCACAATACAATCAAATAGTTCAAGTATATTTTGCTGATTTTAATTATTCAATAGTAAAACGTGGTGGAAATAACTTTGACCTCTGGAATATTTCGGTAACACTGGAAGAGGTCTAAAATGTTTGTTAGTGAAGCATTAAAGACACATCTAGAAACATCTGCAACAATAAGACTTCAGTCATTAGTATTGGCTGAATGGAATATGAATATGCCAGATAATCTACAAAAGGTTGGTAATTATAGATACCGACCAACAGATGTTACATCTCAATATTTTACTTTGCCCATTAGTTTTGATTTACTTGATCAGGGCAACTACTACACTGGCGCAACAGATGCAGATGTAGTAATTGATGGTGGTTTTACAAATAGCAATGTTCCACAACAATTTACATTGCAAAAAGATAAAATGAAAATGATTTATTCTTTAGAAGATTGCACAAAACCATTTAGACCAAGATCTGGAATTAACAAGCCACTTTATTTTTCTGGTAGATATATAGCAAACTCTGGTGCAGATATGGCAGAAAGACCAAGATACTACATGCCATCTCGCTATGATGAGTTTAGATATTGGACTTCTTACAGAACAGAAGATAATTTTGAGCGTGGTATTGCAAACAACATATCTAATGGTCTTAATTACATAGACGATGCTGTTCCATTTGTTGTTTATAAAACACAGGTTCCAGCAAACAGACTTATTGTAAAAATGCAAACAAACACTGGTTCTGTTGACCTTGGTCCATTTGCTACAAGCACTGGCCCAATTGATGATCCCTTGTTTGGAGATGCAAATAAAACAACTCCATCAAGATGGAAAGTTCAATATTTAAATGATAATAACTGGGTAGATGCTTATTCATTTAATGAAACAGACACTAGACCAGATGGATCAGCAATTATTGGTCCAGATGGTTATGTTGAAATAGAATATGGACTGATAGTTCCAGAACAATACAGAGATATTTTTGTTTATGCTGAAACACTAGCATCTGTAACACTAAGACCAGATGCTGCACCGATTGGCTATTCGTACCTTGTAATTCCAACTTCGGGAGATCAAGGAACATTTTATATTTATACTGGCACAGGCGAAGATGATGGCTACGATTCCTTTGTGCCAGAGTATGGATGGACGCTAGGTTCAGAAACAATAACAAATCAAACAAACTTTGTAACAGACTTAACCTCTCCAGAGCAGTTTACAGACGAAGTTAATGGACAAACAGTTTACAGAGAGTTTGAATATGTTCAGGGTATTAGAGTTGTAGTAGACATAATGAATAAGTTTGACTCTACATTTGACCTAATTGAAATGTCACCAAGACTAGTTGTTGATATATCTGATAAGGTAATTGATTTTAATATTACAAAAACATTGTCTGATATTGGTGTAACATCTTTACCAGTTGGACAACTACTAGCATCAACTGGGTCACTATCAATCTTTGATGACGATCAGGCCTTTAATTCTTATAATACTACAAGTATTGTTGCAGACTATATTAGAAAAAATATTAAGTTTAACTTTTATGAAGTCATAGTAGATGTTGATGGCTTTGATTACTATGTTCCAATCAAGACATTATACTCAGAGGGTATGCCACAAGCAAATGTAACTGCTGGAACCATTGATATTACTTTACGTGACTTATATTTTTTCTTAGAATCAATGCCAGCACCAAGACTTTTAATGACAGAAACATCTTTAAGCATGGCTATTGTTACCTTGCTAGACTATATTGGTTTTAGCAATTATTCTTTTAGAAGATTAGATACCGAGTCTGACCCAGTAATTCCATATTTTTTTGTTGCACCAGATCAAAATGTTGCAGAGGTTTTAAACCAACTAGCAGTTGCAACTCAAAGTGCAATGTTCTTTGATGAATTTAATAACTTCATTGTAATGAGCAAAAACTATTTAATGCCAGATACAGATGAGCGACCAACAGACTTTGTGCTATCTGGAACTAATAACCAGACAGATTCGGGGGTAGTTGAAAATGCTACATCTGGAAACTTACCAAATATAATTAGTATAGCCTCAGAAGATAAAAAGGTATATAACGGAGGAAATATATCCTATACCGCAAGATATATCCAAAGATCATATGGAAGTATTAGACAAGCAAATATGGTTGATAGAGATAAGACTTGGATTTATAAGCCTGCGCTCTTATGGGAAGTTGCTGGAACAGAAAATACTAAAACTATTAATGAGGTTGCCTCTAAGCAGGGCAAGTATGTTCTTGGAGCAATGCCTCTCAATTCTGACTTAACAGGATCTTTGCCAGTTGTTCAAAACGGTATAGTTATAAATAACGTTATGGACATAGGAGAAAACGTCTATTGGTTAACAAGATATCAAGGATACTTTTATTCTGGTGGAGAAGTAATAAGATATGATGCTGCGGAATTTAATATAACTGGAACTGGAAATGTTTGGATTAGCAGTAATCAAGAGTATCAAAAATACTTTTCATCAATACCTTTTAATGGAAAAATATATCCAACAGGACTAGTAAGGATATTTTCAACACCATACTATGAAACCGTTGATGGAATAAACAGACTACAACCTGGAGCAGTATATGAGCATGGCAGAGGTCAGTTTGGTACACCAGTAGTTGCCCACACTGCTGGAATTAATCAATATTGGTCAGACAACTCCTACGTTCGTGGCTGTGATATGCAAACACAATACTTGTTTACAACAACTTTAGATCAAAATCTTTCTGTACCCGCAACAACACTAGGGGCCGCTGGAGTAAACAACACGCTTGCAAGACAAACCACAAGAAATGGTATTATTAAAAATTTTATGTCAACTAGTTATTTGACAGAAACAGATGTAAATAGTCTTAAGTCTACACAGACAGGAACTATTCAGTCTTCAGCCCTTGTAATGAATGGTCCATCTTTTAAAACTACAGAGGTTCCAATTAACTTTGTGTCATATCAATACAAACAACTTGATAATGCATATAGAAGTTTTGGTGCAAGAATGAGAATTATTGGAAAGATTGAAAACAACGAAACTCGTGGACAGACACCTATCGGTAGCATATCTTACTACCAAGTAAATAGTGCACAGACAAATCAAAATGTCAGCATAGGTGGTGGCTCTGGTGGTTTAGCAATCATGCTTAATCCAGAAACAAACAACGGATACTATTTTGAAATTGTTGCCCTAACAGAAACAAACGTTGAGTCTTACTTAAAACTTGATCCAACTGGACAAGCAGAAGTAAACATTAATAACGTTGTTTTTTACAAAGTTAAGAAAGATGCATCAAATAATAATGCTATTCCAGTTAAACTTTGGGGTGGTCTAACAAGCATCATTGTTGACGACGGTAGATTTACTGGACAGTATAGACTTTCTGGAGAAGACAAGCCAACCGTATATGATTTAGCAGTAGAGTATCAAAACATTGGAACTCTGCGTAGATTCTATTTATACATTAATAACAAGTTAATTAAGATTGTTGACGATCCAGATCCACTACCAGTTTATAACAATATTGCTCCTTTTGTTAGAGGATCTTCCAGAGTAATGTTTGAAAACCTATATGCCATAACAAATAACTATTCACAAAATACAGTATCTGTAGTAGGAGAAACCCTTTCTGATGTATTTGGAGATAGTGAAATTGACGCAAATGAATCATTTAGAAAATATGCGATAAGTGGTTTAGTTCAGGGAACATATCTTACGGGAATAAGTTCAGAACAACCACCAAAATATAACATGTATTTTGAAGAGTTTGGTTCTATTATGCGTGAATGTGCCTACTTTGATATTAAGTATGATCGTTCCTACCCCGCACTATACGCACAACTATCTCCAACATTTAACAGAATCAAAGGCTATACAGTTTCTGGCTTCCAAGCAGACTCATATGGAGCAGAGTTCTTAATCTTTAATGCCTCTGACACTGCTCTCAATCTTGATGAAACAACTGGCAACTATCTAAGAATTCAGGGTATTACATTTACACAAGATACATCTTATCAATTAACAGTAGATGAATACTTTAAGAAACAAGGAAATCTATCAGATCCAGAACTACAGGGAAGCACACTAATAACATCTCCTCTTGTAGAAAAAGCAAAGTATGATGAGATTAAACTAAGTAGATTGATCTATGGAAAGAATGATTTTTCAATTGAAACACCCTATATCCAAAGCCAAGATGATGCAAATGAATTAATGGGTTGGATTATTAACAAAGTAATGCGTCCTAAGAAATCAATTGGTATTAACCTATTTTCTATTCCAACATTACAACTAGGAGACATTGTTACAATTGATTATAAAAATAGTGATGACTTAGACCTTGTTGCAGAAGCATCAGACAGGTTTGTAGTTTATAACATTGGATACAATAGATCTTTGTCTGGTCCATCTATGACAGTATATTTGAGCGAGGTGTAAAATGACAAACAGTAATTCTATCTCAGCAACTCCGCTTACTCCATCAACAATTGGCTTGGCGGTATCAAGCAGCAACATTAATCCAGTATTGACTGCCCCAATAGATACAATTCTATTTAATGATGACTCTGTTCCAATAGAGATAATGTCAGACCTTATCTTTGAAAATATTGGTGGACAAGAATTAATTAATATTGCTCGTAATGATACAGTTAATGGACAAACAATTTTATATCAGCCAATTAAAAATCTAACAGCAGTTCAACAACAGTACAATCCTAATAATATAGTTAGTCTTCAAGCAACTTCAGATAAATACTTTCAAAACTTTTCTATTAAGTTTGATGAAAAAGTTCCCACAGAGGGAACTGGTCCAGATGGATCTCATGTTTATATTGATCCAGAGACTGGAGAACTGGTTGTTGAAGCCGTTAATATGGCGGAAGATGAACAAATAGAACTAGAAATTACCATCAGTGGTACAATATATGAGGCGGACATTTAAATGATAACTGACACTGGAAAATCGATAATTGGTAAGTATTTGCTTGGACAGGCTCCAGCATACGCTTCATACATTGCCGTTGGCTGTGGGGCGCAACCACTTGAAACCGCAGACCCATACGGAGATTACTCTGAAAAGCAAAATCTAGACTTTGAAATGTTTCGTGTTCCCATATCATCTAGAGGATTTGTAAATGACGGTGCAACAGAAAAACTAGTCCTTACAGCAGAATTGCCAACAGAAGAAAGATATGAGATTACAGAGATTGGTCTTTACTCAGCAGGATCAAACCCATCTGCTGGTGCCTATGATAGCAAAACTGTTTTTGCATTTACACAGGGAGAAAACTGGCAATACCATACAGCAGTAGCAGCAACATCTATTCCCACAATTACAGAACCTCTTGATGACCCATTAGATGATAACGTAATTGCAACAGCAGATCCAGTATTTCAAACAAATGCAGATAACTCAATTTTTTATAAATCTCCACGTCCAGAAAGATATGAACGTGCAAGATTTTTAAATAATATTATTTTAATTCAAGGAGATGACTCAGACTTAACTATTGATGCAAGCACTGGCGCTCCTGCTGGACACTTTGTTATTGAGGCTGGATCTAATCACATACACCTAACTGGAGCAGATGTTAATTTTAGTAGAAACTCTCCGATAGATGAACTAAGGCTTGCATTTTCTATTATTAGCAAAGACGGAGATTCCGCATCAGTTCCAGAGACAGTTAGAATATTAGTTGACTTTGCATCAACGGACTCAGAAACTCCAGATGAGTTTGCTAGATTTGAAATTGAACTAGATAATGGCAGTGGTACTAGCGGAACATATGATTTTGCTACTAATAGATATTATGTAGCATCTACACAACTACAAGAGTTGTACCAGACACAAGGTTTTACTTGGAATGCTGTTACTGTAGTTAAAATTTATGCTTGTGCTATCGTATCAAATGTACCTTCTGATGACTACTATATTGCACTTGATGCTCTTAGACTAGAAAATATTGCAACAACAAATCCATTGTATGGATTAACTGGATATTCGGTTGTAAAAAATACAGATGCAGAAACAATTGTTAAATCACCAAATACAAGTAATTATATCGAATTTAGATTTTCTGTTGGGGTAACGTAATGGCTAATGAAACAATTAAAAAATTTAAGGTACCACTTACAGATATGCCACCAATTAGTAGCATAACTGAAGGATATGATTTAAGATATAGGGTTATATCATCAGATAAAAACAGAACTTCTCATTGGTCTCCAGTATATTTAATCCAGCCAGACTACACATTTACTCCTGGAGTTATTGCATTTAATAAAGCGGGAAGCATTGCTAGCCTTGTATGGGACTCAGTTAGCATTAATAAAATAGATGGAGCAAGTACTTATTTTATTAGAAAAGAATCTCAGTATGATTTTTGGGTAAGATGGGATAGAGGTGGAAGTAATGGTGATTGGTTATATAAAGAAAGATTGTCAACAACTTCTTTGTCTATTCCAGTTCCATCTACATATACCGTAAACGGTGTAGTTCAACCAAGCCAACCAAATAGAATGAGTGTTGAAGTTTACCTTCCAGGATATCCAATTCAAAGATCAGATGGTGCTGCTGGAACACCGTTTTTAAAAGTGTACAGACTTCTCAATGAGACTGTTTAATGATATAATGGAGAGATAATGGCTAAAGTACCGCTACCAGAACGAGGACAACCTCTAGATTTAACATACATTTATCAATTAGTTGATACTGTTAATGATTTATCTACACAGGTTTCATCAGCAACCTATAACTATACAACAGTTGATACTATTTCTGCTGGAAAGCAGAGCATAAAAACATCTGAAGCAAGAGTTGTTGGTGGCTATGTAGAGGTTGCAAATAACTCTACAGTAAGTGCTGGAAATGAAAAAACATTTGCGTATGATTTTCCTTCAGATTTTAAGTATGCTCCAATTGCGTCCGCAACGGCGGTAAATATTGGAAATACTCCAGCGGGTCAAAACGTTAATGTTATTTTAAAGAGTGTAACAACTTCAAGAGTAGAAGGCATTGTAAGATTTGGTGCATCTGGAGATCTTTCTCTAGCAGTCCACCTTATTATTATTGGTATACCAAACTAAAGGGGACTGGGTAATGCATTGTGGGAAATGCAATGGCAGAATGTTTGTTGACAGACAATATTCTAGCCAAATACATATTGAAACTTATTGCATCTGTTGTGGTTCAAGAAAATTCTTTCATCCACCTTCAGATAGCAAGGAGGGTAGATGGATTTTAAACCAAGAAAACTTGAGAGCAAAGACTACAATAGTCAGCCTGTAATTTCTGGAAACAAAAATATTTGGTTCCTTAATGGCGATTTAGTTAGACTGCATCATAGTTCAAGATCAACTGGTATGGTTTCTGTTTATAACATAACAAAAGATAGACTAGAAACATGTTTTCGTGCTGACTTTAGAAAAAATAGACAAAAGGCTTACACTGTAACAGAAACTGCTAAACTTGTCAATAGGCACAGAAAATATTTTCCATTATTAATTAAACGAGGAGTCATTCCTCCACCAATGGGTTCTCAACTAAACGGGGTACGTCATTGGCAAGTAAGAGCATACTACTCTGAATCGCAACTAAAAGAGATACGTGATATACTTGCAAGTATACATATTGGAAGACCAAGAAAAGATAATTTAATAACAAACAATATGACTCCTACGAGTCAAGAGTTGACACGAAGAACTGGCGATGGTATACTGGTTTATACAAGAACTGAAGATGGAAGATTTATTCCAATTTGGAATGAGAGCATTAATTAATGGAGGCAATGGTGGAAGAAATTACAGAAAACGTTATTGAAAGACAAAACACAAAAGTATCTGCAACACTTGGATACACGCTTAACCTGGGTAACTTTCAATCACTAAGAGTTGATCTTGGTGTTGTTGATTACACTCGTGAAGGCGAGACAACAAATGAGGCTATGGATCGAATCTACGCATTTGTTGAAAACAAAGTAATCGAAAAAGTAAACGAAGCAAAAGCCGAAATCGTAGCAGAGTAGAGTGGCTGAACGCAAAGACCGAATGGCTTTGCTCAGTCGCTACAACAAACTTTACTTGCAGAGATATGAGAAAAAGTCTAATATCAACTTAAACGTTGAGCAGTGGGCATCCGATGCCCTTGTTGAATCCTATGGAATTTCTGCCTGCTATGACTTACTTGAATATTACTTTGGTATTGCACAGGATCCAACTTGGAACTTCTTTGCATACAATGCAGAAAAAATTCTTAATGGTAAACTTGATAAAGAACAAGACGATAAAGAGCGAATAGAGCGTAGGGCAAGAGCAAAGGAGTGGTTGAGTGAATAATACAGAGGCAAAACTAATCACTGCTGTTTTAACCGATAAACAGGTTCATGTTCTTTTACAAGCAAATGTAGATAATTTACTAAGAACACATAATGATGTGTGGAACTTTATCAGAAATTATTCTGAGGCAAATGGCACAGTTCCACCAACATCTTTGGTTGTAGAGAAGTTTAGAGACTTCGTACCAGCCGAGGGTATAGGAGCAACAAAGCATCACCTAGATGAATTACAAGTAGAATATCTAAACGACAGTCTTAAAGATATAATCCGTAACGCTGCATCTGAAATCCAACAGGGTGAAGGATCTAAGGCACTAGAAGAACTTATTACTAAGACTTCAGAGTTAAAGAAGAATACATCCTCTATTCGTGATATTGATGCTACAGATATTGATTCTGCTATTGCATACTTTGAAAATCTAAAAAAGCAACAGGCACTTGGACATATTGGTATTAAGACTGGACTTCCAGGATTTGATAACTACCTACCTTCTGGAATTATGCCAGGACAACTAGGGGTGTTCCTTGCTTATCCAGGTATTGGAAAGTCATGGCTTGCTCTTTACTTTGCTGTACAGGCTTGGAAGCAGGGCAAGACACCGCTAATCATCAGTCTTGAAATGTCAGAGACAGAAGTTCGTAATCGTGCTTTTACTATTATGGGTGAAGGTCTTTGGTCACACAGAAAACTTTCTAATGGTGATGTTGAAATGGACATGCTAAAGAAGTGGCATGAAAGCAAACTTCAGGGCAGACCACACTTTCATATTATTTCAAATGATCAAGGAGGAGAAGTTACTCCTTCTGTAATTCGTGGAAAGATTGATCAGTATAAGCCAGACTTTGTTATTGTAGACTACCTGCAACTTATGAGTCCAAATCAAAAGTCAGATAACGAAACGGTACGAATGAAAAACCTTTCTCGTGAACTTAAACTTATGGCTATTAGCGAAGAGGTTCCTATCATGGCAATTTCTTCTGCAACACCTGATGATGTAAAAGATTTAAGCACTGTTCCTACTCTAGGACAAACAGCATGGTCTAGACAAATTGCTTATGATGCTGACTGGGTTTTAGCCCTTGGTCGTGGCACCAATAGTGATATCATTGAGTGTGCATTTAGAAAAAATCGTAATGGATTTATGGGAGACTTTTTAGTACAAGCAGATTTTGATAAGGGATATTACAGATACAAGGATTTTGAAGACAAAAATGGCTAAAGAATTATATACAACACAACAAATACACAGAGTTCTAACTGGTGCAGGAATTGAGATAGAGGCTGAGTATGGAACTGATTATATAATTTTTTGCCCCTATCATAATAACAATAGAACTCCAGCAGGAGAAGTTTCAAAAGAGTCTGGTTTATTCTTTTGTTTTGGATGCCAAACAACAAGAAGTTTAATTGAGTTAATTATGCATATGACTAATAGAACATATTTTGAAACTGTTAGATTTATTAAGAGCAAAGAAACAGAAACAAACATTGAGGCAGTTGTTAACAAGGCTCTGCATCAGATGCCTGACTTTGTTCAGTATGACGAACTATTAATTAAAAGATTAGGCAAGCAGGCAATTGATTCACCGAGAGCAATGACTTACTTTGAAGGACGTAGACTTACCAAAGAGTCAGTTATAAAGTTTGATCTTGGATACTCAGAAAAACAAGATTCTGTAGTTATTCCAATGCAGTCACCAGATGGCATGTCTATTGGATTTGTTGCACGAACTATTGAAGGCAAAGAATTTAAAAATACTCCAGGTCTTCCAAAGAGTAAAATATTATTTAATCTTCACAGAGTAAAAGCATCAAAGATAGTTTATGTTGTTGAATCTTCTTTTGATGCTATCAGATTAGATCAAGTAGGTTTCCCTGCGGTTGCTACCCTAGGGGCAAATGTTTCATCAAGCCAGATTGAACTTTTGAAACGGTACTTTACAGGTGTCGTATTAGTAGCAGACAATGATGAGGCTGGAGCAATTATGTCTGAGAGGCTTACTGAAAAGATGGGCAACTTAGTCACAGTTATTTCACCTGATAAAAAATATAAAGACATAGGCGATATGACAGATGATGAAATTAGAAAACTAGAGTTTCAGTTTGACAATGTTATAGACTCTATGCTAAAATAATAAAAACACTTATATAAGGAGAAAAAGATGACTATTGTAAAGGGATTAAAAAATATCAACGCCCTAGTCGACAAACCAAAATACGAAGGTACTGGAACAAAAGTTCGTTGGGTTAAGTTAGCAGACGGACAAGCAGCAAAGATTAGATTCGTTAATGAATTAGACCAAGATTCAGCAAACTATAATGAAGATCGTGGATTAGCAGTAGTGTGTTCAGAACACACAAATCCAAAAGACTATAAGCGCAAGGCAGCATGTACACAGGAATCTGAAGGACGTTGCTTTGGTTGTGAAATGGCACGTAAAGAGCCTAAGTCTGGTTGGAGAGCACGTCTGCGCTTCTACACAAATGTTTTGGTAGATGATGGAACAGAGGATGCTTATGTCGCTGTTTGGTCACAAGGCATTAGCAAGCAATCCGCATTTAATACAATTCGTGAGTATGCTCTTGAAACAGGAAGCATCTCAAATCTACAATGGAAGTTAAAGCGTAATGGTCAGGGAACTGAAACCAATTACACGCTTATTCCAAATGTACCAGATTCAGAGCCATTCAAGTGGGACGGTTATGAATTTTTCAACCTAGACAAGGTTGTTCGTGAGGTTCCTTATCCAGAGCAAGAAGCATTCTACTTTGGATTCGACACTCCATCTGCTACCAGCACAAATATTGACTGGTAATAGATGAATTATGTAGGTTTGCACGTCCATACACACTACTCATTAATGGATGGTGTTGCTACTCCAGAAGAATACGTTAACCGAGCAGTTGAACTTGGTATGCCAGCATTGGCTATCACAGATCATGGTTCTTTATCTGGGCATAGGGAACTGCACCGTATTGCAAAAGCAAAGGGCATCAAACCAATTCTTGGCGTAGAAGGCTATATGACAAGGGATATGAATGACAAGAGAGCAAAGGCAGAACGTACTGATCCTCTTGATTTGAATTATCATCATATAGTTCTTCTCGCTAAGAATCAAACAGGTCTAGAAAACCTAAACAAGATTAATGAAATTGCTTGGACAGAAGGATTTTTTAGTAAGCCAAGATTTGATTTTGATGTATTAAAAAAGTATAAAGAAGGACTTGTTGTTACATCTGGCTGCCTTAGTGGTTGGATTGCCAAGGCGGTAGAACTAGGTGAACTGGCAACTGCAAAGCGACATATGCAATGGTTTAAAGATGAGTTTGGTGATGACTATTATATTGAAGTAATGCCACACAACTCTGCTGAAATTAATAAAGGTATTATTGAACTTGCAGATGCTCTTAAGATTAAGATTGTTGTAACTCCAGACTGCCATCACTCTGATCCAAGTCAAAAAGAAATTCAAGAATTGATGCTTATTCTTAATACTCATGCTAAGTTGGAAAAAGATGCAACTTATGAGAAGTCTAAGAAAAAAGAAACATTTATGGATAGACTTGATTATTTATATGGCGCAGACCGTATGATGAGTTTTAATAAGTTTGATATACATTTGCTTTCATATGAAGAGATGAAGGCTGCCATGCTAAAGCAGGGTATTGATCGTGAAGATATGTTTACATCTACTATAGAGATTGCTAATAAGGTAGAAGACTATGACATTAAAGAAGGACTAAATCTACTACCAGTGCAATATCCAAAGCCAGGTTTAGAGTTAAAGAAACTTGCTATGGAAGGACTTAAAGAACGTGGTCTTGAGGGTAAGCAAGACTATATTGATAGACTTGATGAAGAGTTAACAATTATTAATGATAAAAACTTTGCACCTTACTTCTTAGTGGTTCGCAACATGCTTAACTGGGCAAAGAAAGAAGACATTATGGTTGGTCCAGGACGTGGATCATCTGCTGGTTCTTTGCTTTGCTACACACTTGGTATTACAGACATTGATCCACTAAAACACGGACTTTTGTTCTTTCGATTTATTAATCCAGAACGTAATGACTTTCCTGATATTGATACAGATATTCAAGATTCAAGACGTGATGAAGTTAAAGACTATTTAGTTAGACAGTATAGACATGTTGCATCTATTGCTACCTTCTTGCAATTTAAAGATAAGGGTGTTGTGCGAGATGTTGCTCGTGCACTTAACATTCCATTGCCAGATGTTAACAAGGTTCTTAAAACTGTAGATACTTGGGATGACTACTGTGGTTCAAGAAATGCTGCTTGGTTTAGAGAAAAGTATCCAGAAGTAGAACTATACGGAGACCAACTCCGTGGTCGTATTAGAGGAACTGGTATCCATGCCGCTGGTGTTGTTACTAGCAAGGATCCAATATTTAAGTATGCTCCACTAGAGACACGCTCCGTGACTGGAAGCGATACAAGAATTCCAGTTGTTGCTGTAGATATGGAAGAAGCAGAAAAGATTGGTCTAATTAAAATTGATGCACTTGGACTTAAAACTCTTAGTGTTCTCAAGGATACTTTAGACATTATCCAAGAAAGAGATAAGAAAAAGATTAATCTACTAGAGATTGATATGGATGACAAGAATGTTTATCAGATGCTTTCTGATGGATATACAAAGGGTGTTTTCCAATGTGAAGCAGCACCATATACAAATCTTTTAATTAAGATGGGTGTAAAAAATCTATCAGAACTTGCTGCATCAAATGCTCTAGTTCGCCCAGGTGCTATGAATACAATTGGTAAAGACTATATTGCTCGCAAGCATGGTCGTCAAAACATTGACTATACTCATAGTATCTTAAAAGAATTTACGGAGGATACTTATGGCTGCATTCTTTACCAAGAACAAGTTATGCAAACATGCGTACAACTTGGCGGTATGTCCATGTCGGAAGCAGATAAAGTTAGAAAGATCATTGGAAAGAAGAAGGATGCTAAGGACTTTGATGAGTTCAAAGACAGGTTTATCAAAGGTGCTTCTGCCTATATTGCTCCCAATCAGGCTCTTGATCTATGGCACGACTTTGAGGCACATGCGGGATACTCGTTCAACAAGTCTCATGCGGTTGCTTACTCTACGCTCTCGTATTGGACGGCGTGGCTAAAGTATCACTATCCTTTAGAGTTTATGTTTGCTCTATTAAAGAACGAGAAAGACAAAGATACCAGAACCGAATATCTAATTGAGGCAAAAAGAATGGGAATAACAGTTAAGTTACCTCATATTAATGACTCAGACAAAGATTTTAAAATCGAGGGTAAGGGAATTAGATTTGGCTTATCAGCCATTAAGTTTATTTCTGATACTATTGCAGATAGATACATACAGGCTAGACCATTTAAAACATTTAAAGAAGTAGAAGAATTTACTTTTACAAAAGGTCATGGTGTAAATAGCCGTGCACTAAACTCAATGAGGGCGGTAGGAGCATTAACTTTTCCTGACAATCCTGCTAATCCAGATGAAGTAAAAGAAAACTTATATGAGTATCTAAACCTTCCTGAATTTAATACATCTATTCCACAACACTACTACGCATATTTAAATGATGTAGAAGAGTATGAGGAAAAAGGAGCCTTCATTTTAATGGGTATGGTAAAATCAATTAAGAGAAGCAAAGGTTGGTCAAGGGTAGAGTTGTTAGATAAAACAGGATCTGTTGGTATTTTTGATGATGAAAATACAATGATTGAGGCTGGACGTACATACATTGTATTAGTTAATGATAATAGAATTGTTTCAGCAGTCCCAGCAGATGAAGTAAAAGAATCAAAGGATGCCTTAGTTAAATTCTTAAATTATAAAATGCTTCCATTTAAAGAAGGAGAGCATTTTGTAGTTTCATTTAAGCCAAGAATTACGAAGACTGGAAAAAAGATGGCATCTCTTACACTAGCAGATTCAGGCAGAGAACTACATGCGATTACTGTATTCCCAACCTCATTTGCAAAAGCATACATGAGTATTGAAGCAGGAAATGTTTATAACTTTAAATTTGGTAAAACAAAAGATGGAACAGTGATTATGGAGGATGTATCAAATGTTTGATCAGTTAGCAGATGAATTACACAAAGACGCAATTAATAAAGGCTTTTGGCCACCAGAAGAAGAGGTTGATGATATCTTTATTGCTAAGCAGTGCATGATGATTGTTTCAGAAGTAACTGAGGTTATGGAAGCAATTCGTAAAGATAAAGGTGAGGAAGAAATCACAAAAGAGTTTGCAGATATTCTTATTCGCACACTAGATCTTTATGCTGGAGTGGTAAATGCAGGGTATACAAAATTATCACTAGACCACGCACTAGTAGAAAAGGTAGAGTTTAATAGAACTCGTCCAGAAAAGCATGGGGTAAGATTCTAATGGTAGTAACGATAGAAGATGTGCTAGCACAATTAAATCCAAAATTACGAAAGACAGTAATGGCTGGAGACACAATTCCAGCAACGCAATATGCAGCAACACCTAGTTTTGGTTTAAACAAGGCTTTAAACGGAGGCCTACCATATGGCCGACAAGTGCTTATATGGGGCTCTAAGTCCTCTGCAAAGTCTTCTCTATGCCTTCAGATGATTGGCTTGGCACAAAAAGAAGGAAAGATTTGTGCTTGGATTGATGCTGAAATGTCATATGATAAAAAGTGGGCAGAAGGTCTTGGGGTAGATACATCAAAACTTATTGTTTCACAATGCAGAACAATTAATGAAATGGTAGACATTGGCACTAGTCTAATGAACGCTGGTGTAGATATGGTAGTTGTTGATAGTATTACATCACTATTGCCAGCAATTTACTTTGAAAAGGATTCTGATGAACTTAAGCAACTTGAAAATACAAAACAAATTGGTGCCGAGTCTCGTGATTTTAGCAACGCATGGAAGATGATTAACTATGCTAATAATAAAGTTAAGCCAACTCTTTTTGTACTTATTAGTCAAAGCCGTAATAATATTAGCGCTATGTATACTAGCCAGCAGCCTACTGGTGGTCAGGCTACTAAGTTCTATTCTTCTACGGTTATTAAATTGTTTTCTTCAGAATCAGACAATCAAGCAATTAAGGGGAAGATTAATGTTGGTGACAAACTTATTGAAGAAAAGATTGGTCGCAAAGTTCGCTGGGAGTTACAGTTCTCTAAAACATCTCCTGGTTTTCAAAATGGCGAGTATGACTTTTATTTTAGAGGCGATAACATTGGCATTGATGCTATTGGTGATCTTGTTGATACAGCAGAACTAGCAGGTCTTGTAACAAGAACAGGCGCTTGGTATCAACTTGAAGATGGAACAAAAGTACAAGGCAGAGAAGGCTTTATTAATAGAGTAAGAGAAGACCTTGACTTGCAAAAGTCATTAAAGGATAAACTATTAAATGGCTGAAGAAAAGTTCTTTCACGTTCCAGGACAATTTATTTGTCAAAAGTGTAAGGAAAATGTTACAGCAGCAAGATTTTGGTATGAGACTGGCGATGTTACATGGATGTGTGTAACTAAACACATATCAAGAGTAGAACTTGTTGCTAAGAAAAAGAAGAAGAAAGATTTTGGAGATGAGTGAAAGAGGAGAAAGCAAAAGGCTTGGCGCTAAACAGCACAAGAATTCTGGCAGAAACACTCATAAAGGTGATGCTACTTGGAGAAACTTTACAGTTGACTTTAAGGAATATCCAAAAGGAATTACAGTAAACAAAGATATTTGGGCTAAAGCAGTTACAGATGCTATTAGAAATGGCAACGATCCAGCAATATTTATTGTTCTTGGCGAGGGCAATGCTAAGGTAAGGCTGGCAGTAATTGAGGTAGAAATGCTAGAGCAATTAACAGAAGGGTATGAAGATGACACAGCAAAATGAATCAGGACAAACAACCATTGATATGGTTAATGGGTTGGCAGAAATTGCAGATTATATGCAAGATGAAGAGTTGACCGTTGCGCTAACAATGATTGCCAAACTCATCATTAAGCCAGACATCCCGCCACATGTGGCAAGTTTAGAAATAGTAAGGCTGCAGGCAATTGCAGCAAAAATGTCATTCAAGGCCACTTGGTTAACGAATGTAGACAAAAGTGATAGAGCAAAGAAGAATATTTACTATACTGCAGCAGAAGCAATTAACGATTTGGTCTCAGCGCTTAAGTACATAATGCGTTAACTGATATAATAGATGAAACAAGGGAAAAATACTAATGACGAAGAACT